CAAGATCCTCTTCTCCAAAGATAAAACGGAGACAAAGCTCGATGACATCAGTAGCAGTCATTCCATATTTATAATGATAAAACCTTGTCATGTCGTCGCGGGAACACGAAAACGCATTTTCAACAGCTGACTTCACTCCCGTGACGCCAAACTGTAAGAAAGCACCTTTCGCATTCCAACCGACACCGGCTAGGGAATGACCCTTGTCAGGAACGAGCTGGTGGTAACGTTCATAAAAGCACCTAGAGATAGGTTTGCAATGACGGAATTCATAAGCGTAACTCAGTGCCTTGCCTGCCAGATAAGCCCTATCTGACACGCCTTCATTGTTGTTTGCACTACAGTTAAACCTCGCCAAAGCTTTACCTAATTTAGGCACAAGCACGAAACCACCGGTCACCATGATAAACTGTTTGGAAAGAAAAGTGCATTCAGACAAATGCCGGAAAACCAGCACCTTAGCCTTCATGCACGCTTGTTTGGCAACATACTCATACGCACGCCGATGGGACCTCAAAGAGACCCAAGGGTTGTCGACGCGAAACAGCATGTCATCACCAAGTACCAAGCACTTACCATGGAAAGAGTGACGGACAGCAAAAGCTTCCACCACAGAGCAGTTCCACAAAGTATTGCGGAACGTTGTTGACTGGGCACCAGTGGGTAACTGGTTATGTATACGAGCCACCAATCCATACTCCCGAGAACGGACAGTAAAAGAATTGGCGTGTAACATCAACGAAGTTACCCACAGTGGAGCACCAAAGCGACGTAGCCACTTAATCTCTAACAAGTGCACATCCTCGACCTGTGTTTGGTCATTTGCACTAAAATCCGATTCTATGTAGCGGCAACCTTGCGCGCTGCCAGCAACAATAAAATCGCATAACTCTTCAGTTGTCTTCTTGTAAGCACCAGAGAAAACAACATCATTAGGGTCAGTACAAATGTCCATGGCATTAAACATACGACGTGTACACGTCTGCATAATGGGACCGAGAATTGCATTGTGGAGATCTGAACTTTGGTAAATTATACGTGGAGCCCACGAGGGATCATGTTTCTTAAGCAAAGCTTCCACCTTAACGAAGATTTGTTTGTCAGTAAATTGCTTTACCGTGCACTCACTAATGAGTGGGAAAACCTTCATATGCTTGGCTTGCTTATTAGCATCAAACTGTGAATTCCACTTATGAAAAAGTTCAGGTGACCATTCAATTGGTTCATATGGTGTAGGAGCGAGACGGGTCAGCAAACGCGAGGACGCCTTGATAATATCGCGATCAGCCCTATTGGCTGTGTAATAATTGCACCGCTTGTCAAAAGCAGCCAGAAAGTTGCTCTGGCAAGCAGCAGGCACAACCGGGTAATGTTCCGATATTAAAGGACCAAGGACGTCGAGTTTAAAGGAATTGCTGTCCTCTCTACGAGGTCTCCTAGGGTCTGACACAAGGCCAGATGTGTTGAATTGAACCAACCGTCGATTCGAGCGTGTAACAGCTCTGCGCGTGTAATATCGCGCTGTTGGATTGATTGATGCCCCCTCTGTACGCAACAGAGAAGGCATCGTAGATGTGATGTAAATGTGAA